TCATGCACTTGCCCCCCTGCGCATCGTCAGCGGTTCCAGTGCGTACCGCGTGGCGTCGATGCTATGGTTATTCACGTCCGGGTATCCGGTGACGACGTTGCCGTCTCTGTCCCGCTCGTATTCGTATTCTGAAAATTCTTTCGCTGCATTCGGGCAGCGCACCGGGTCGATGATGATGCGCCGGCGCTGCAGCCACTTCATGCCGTGTTCGATCGACCCCGGGCCTTTGACGGCACCTGTGACGGGTAGGCCCATTTCGCGGTGATCGTTGACGCTTTTCGGTTCGGCCGAATCGGCCGTGATGGTGTAATCGTCATAGCCGTGCTCGATGATCCAACGCGCCGTCTGTTCGTTCGATTCCTTGTTGACGTAGTGTTCTGCGAAGATATACACCGCCTCACGGTCGCTGTCGTAGTAGCAGCGGATGAAGCAGTACGGATCAGGATACCAGCCCCAGTCCTCGCCCTGGAAGATGCGGTCAAAATGCGAAATTTCTTCGTCCGTGATTTCCCTCAGTTCCAGATAGTCAAAGACGCTGCCGCCGTCACCGTTGGCCACGCCCTCGTATTCATGTTCGTACGCGGCCGGGTTGACTTCCTTCAGGTGTTCTGCGTCGGAAATAAACTTCGCGCCCAGCCATTCCGGCGGGGCTTCCGTGTAGCTGGAATGATGGAATACGCGCCCCGGGTTCGGGGCAATCCGCTCCTTGTTTACCCAGCTGGATTTGCTTTTCGGCGGGTTATACGACGAAAAATCGTAGGAATCCGCACCGCCACGCAGCACGGACTGGTTAATAGAACGTTCTTCTTCCGGCCCGCAAAGCTGGTCTTTTTCCTCCTTCCACAGGATGCCGATATAGCCGAACGGCGGCTTGATGGATTTCAGTTTCAGCGGGTCGTCACAGCCACGAAAATAGATCGTCTGGCCGGTTTCTTTCAGCACGATTTCCAGCGGCGACAGCTTGCAGTTAAATTCATCGTACAGCCCCAGTTCGTTGATCGCCCATTTCATCTGGGCATACACGCTGTCTTTCAGGGTGTTACCCATCTTGCGGATGATACAGGCATGCATCGTCGGGTTGTTTTTCAGCAGCTCGACGATTTTCAGGGATATATACGACGATTTCAGGCCGCCGCGGCCGCCCTCGAAGACGTACGTCATGTTCGGCTGAATGCGCCGGTTGATGTCGACAAACGCCCGGCCTAGTACGCGCGCCGGCAGCTCATAATGTGCGGATGCGCGTGCTGCTGCCTTTGTTTCCTGCTCTTCCTTGATACGCAGCGACTTCTCCAAATCGCCCGCCGCACGGAGGCGGTCAGCGATGGAGGTTTCAATGCCGAACTGGTCTTTTTCCTGCCCGCGCATGATCGCCGTGCGCAGCTCCTGGATCTCTTTCAGGGATGCCGTGCGCTCGGATTCGATTTTTTCCTGCCGCCGCGCTATATAGATTTTTATGTCAGGTTTTGTCAGGTTTTCCGCTCCGATGGATTTGGCGGTTTTCGCCGAGTATCCCGCCCGGCGCGCCGCCTCGGTCGCATTGCCCAATTCGATGTAAAAATCCGCAAAAGCGCGCTGCTTTGGCGTGAGATTCATGGGATCACCCGCTATAGATTTTCGCCAGCGTTTTTACGACATCCGCCATGCTGTAAGTCTCCAGTACGCGCGTGCTGATATACTTCCCGGTTTCATCGGTTTCTGCCTTTTCCAGCACGTATTTTGTTACCATCCGGCCAAGCCGCTCGGAGTAGTGCTGTAACTGATTGACTTTGTAATGCTCGCCGCGCTGGTTCAGCGCCGCCTGCAGTTTGTAGGTAAGTTGTTTCAGATTCATAACCGCACCAGAATGCACAAAGCACCGAACCCGAAACCGGGCCGGTGCTTTGCTTTGTTGAGAGACATTAGAAAACCGGAGTTGACAGAGACAAGAGAAAAAGCCATGCGTACATTCTGCAAAAAGGATCAAAGGAAGAGAGGTATACCACAAAGTGACTTGCGGGACCGGTCTCTCTCGCAATCCCGCGATATCACTTTAACACAGATTTTCGAAAAAATCGTCTCACTTTTTTCTCATCTTTCCGTCAGCTCTCCGTGAGGCCATACATGATAATCGTGAAATTCCGCAGCGCGCTGTCTTTCCAACGGTATGCTGTTGGCTTCTCGATGGCCAATTCCCGGCACAGCCGTTCGACGCCGCCGATGCACGGTGCGATGTAAAAGCGCTGCAGCACACAGCGGTCCCGCTCAGAGATCTGATTCAAGGCACGATCCACGCGGCGCACCCGGTTCTCGGTCAAGCGCTGCGCCTCTTCCAGCCGCTCGCGTTTCAGGATGTTGTTGACGAGCGCATCGTCCCGGCCGTTTGAGCCGCCGGCGACCGGACTGCCGTCCGCCGAGGCACTGCGGATACTCGTGATCTCCGTTGCCAAGTCAGCGATCTGATCTCTGATGTTTTCAATTGCTGCCTTTCGGTTCGTGTAGTTTCGCAGCTCATCAGCCGCCTCTCGCTTCCAGTCCAATTAAGTCACCTCGTTTCGTTTGCCATAGCCACAAAAGTCGTCCGGACCTTCGCGGTCCATGTGGACTGAGCACCATCCCAGCCGCGGCTTATTGTAGGATCGGCAGTGACGGCAGTGCACCACCGGCGCAACGTCGGCAGCCGGTAAATCGTGCAAAACGCAGATCGCCTTTGCCCATGTGCGGCGGTTTTTGTCCTTGTCATTTGCCGCGGCGGCCGTCAGTGCTTTATCCAGCGCTTTCCGCTCGATGTATTCAGGTTCCATTGTCCAGTCTCTCTTTCAGCCGCTCCACTTTTCTTCTGCGAACATCGTGCACATCGTCTGCGCAGCAAAACAGCATCTTCATTTGCTCTAGCATGATCTCCACGTCGGCGATCTCCTCGGCGATGTTTGCCGGCGAGTATTTGCCGCGCAGGTACTTGCACAGCTCTTTCTGCAGCTCGCTCATTTCCTCCATCATCACTACGATCTGCAGGGCGGAGCCGTAGGTGTCCAGCGCTCTCTGCAGCACTTCCGCATCGCTTATGTATTCAGCCATCCCTTACCTCGCTTCCCGGGACAATGCGATCCCAGCACTCTGTGCATATCTGCGGCACGCTTTTCTTTGTATTCCAGTTCTTCTCGCATAGACATTCAGTACCGTTTCCCGGCTCATATCCGTATTCATCCGGGCATCCCGCACATCCGCCGCTGAAGCGTGCATCCACCTTGTCCGGATGCTCCAGCACCAACAGCTCGCGGAATGTGCAGCCGTGCGACTTCCTCAAAAGCATGCCTACCCGAAAAGCTTCCCAATTCGCCGTCGGCACGCCGACATAGTCGCACCACGCGCGTTCCAGCTTCGCACCGGCAGATTCCGCCCAGTCCGGAAGAAACACGACGTAGTCCACCGCCTCCATCTCCGCGAAACAGATGCGCATATAGTCCAGCTTGGTCAGCCCCTCCGGCGCTGTGGCCGGATTGATGATCGTCGCGCCCAGCCGCTCAAGTTGTGCAGCCGCTCGGGCAAATTTCCCCTTATAGTCCGGATCGCCGGCGATTTTCCCTGATATATAGATCTTCATGGTTGCCCTCCTTTCAGAGCACCGGGCGAGTTCCCCCGCCCAGTGTGCTATCGAATCACTGCATGATGACGACCTTGCCCTGTTCAATCAGGTCTTTCAGGCCGCGCTCGAAATACTCAGCGATGTTGCGTTTCGCTTCCAGACGCCAGATGCCGCCATCCGCCTCGAAAAAGGCGATGCCTTTCTCGCTGTCCACGCGCAGGAGGAATTCGCTTTCCGGCTGCGCGACCTCAAGGAACGTGCGGAACGGCTGCAGTTTGATCCGCGGGCGCACATTAACGACTGCGTTGAGCGCAACGCCCTGCCGCGCCGTCACGGCCTGCGTGACACCATTATCGTTGGTAGACACTGTGTTCTCATCGGACATACGGCTGAGCAGATCCAGCAGATACTCCGTGCCTTCGTTCGGGATGAACAGACTGCGCAGCTCGATCAGCGCAGTTTCTCGGTCACGCCAGCCAGTGCGCATGCCCGGCGCGTCCGCCTGCGCACGATACAGGACGTTGCGGGAGAAGTCCGGCAGATACGTTGTCATTACTTCGACCTTGTTGTAATCCCGGACATGTACCATGATGGTCGTCCCGACCTTTGCGATCTCGGTGCGCACCAGCTTGCAGACAGCATCCAGACCGCTGACGCTGACGGAATCGGGACGATCCACATGCGGCGGGATCCGCGTAAGATTGGCGTCGGAATAGGTCTGCCCATCAATTTCGAAGATTTTGGTTTCTTTCAGGCTCACGATTTTGTCGATCATTTCTGCGAGCATTGTCATATCCTCCTTCGTTATTCGGCTGCCTGCTGGCTGGCCTGCAGCAGATTCAGAATTTTCGGTGCTTCCTGTTCATGCCCGTCCATGCACATCTGGCCGGGGAGCTGCGGCACCATTTCGGCAACGACCATTTCCCCGTTGCCATCAGTGGTGACGCAAAGCGATGTTGCGACCGGATTGGTCGCTGCGAGCGTGGCCTTGGCAACAACATTCACGCGGATCTGCCGACGGTCATCGTCCGGTGTCAGCTCGATCGTCAGCGTGATCTTGCGCTTTGCGGTTGCTTTGGTGTTGACGTCAAGGATGTTATCAACACAGCGCTGCATCTCATAGTCCACGCGCTCTTGGAATGCACCCTGCGCCATCTGCAGGATGCTCGCTCTTTGGGTCTCGTGATTCATGGTTGTCCTCCTTATCCGATCAATGTCGGTATTTCATAATTGCACCAGAGCACTTCCGTGCGCCTGCTGCCATTCTGGTTATAGGCCTTCCGCTCGATGATGTTCCAGCCGCTCAGTTCGCTGTCATACATAGGTGAGTGATACCCGGACAGGATAACCGGCCCCGGGTGTGCTTTCAGCGCTGCCAGCAATGCCTCGTGGTCTGCGTCTGTCATTTCGTGCCGATACTGCTTTCCGCTGCGCGTTTCAAGCAAATACGGCGGATCTGCATAGATCAGCACGTTCACGTGCCGGAAACGCCGAATCAGCTCCAGCGCCGGGCGATTCTCTATCTGTACTTCTTTCAGCCGCTCGGCCGCGGCCCGTATGTTCTCGGGCATATCGTTCCAGCAGTTCAGGCAGTAACTGCGCTCACGCGCATAAACGTCGATTTTGAATCCGGTCTTTTGATACGTCTTGAAGCCGTGCCCCATCCTGCTACGGATGCAGAACCGCACCGTGCGGTCGAAGTCTGTTTCTCCGCGATTCTTGTGCGCATCATCAAAGACTGCGCGCGCATATGGCGTTAAATCGATCTCCCGGGCAAGCCGCTCGGGCTCTGCGCGCAGAACGCGGAAGAAATTCACGATATCCCCGTCGATGTCGTTCACGGTCTCAATTGCTGACCGCGGTTTGTGGAACAGAACGGCCAAAGAACCGGCGAACGGTTCTAGGTAGGATCTGTGCGGCGGCATAATCTGCACGATTTCCTGTGCCATGCCCCACTTTGCACCGGGGTAATTCAAAAGCGCATTCATCGCTTCACACCATCGCCGATTGCAAGCTGCCCGGCGGCATACAGCTCGTACACCGTCCGGCCGCGATCATCTGCCATATACGGCAGGAAGATCTGCTGCATCGGCACATCACAGGATTCGATCAGCGCCATTTGTGCCAGCACCCAGTCGCGCACGTTCCGCCACGCAGTCATTTCCGCCTGCTCGCGGTCGGCCTTGATCTTCTGATTTGCAAACACCCGCAGCGTCCCATCCACGGCCGCCGGCAGGCGGAAGCCGCGCGGCCCAACCGGCGTGTCGATCCCAAACGCGATCGCCTGCGGCTTGCCATTATCGTAGTCAATCATGATCTTGGTGGCGCCGTGGCGTGCAAGCGCGCCTTGGATTTCCCCGATGGACGTATATACGTCCACTTTCGTCGTATAGTTTTTGATTGCCATGTGCCCACCTCACTCCGGATCGCCGAGAAACCGGATCACGCCCTGACGCATCTGCACCCGGTACGGCTCCAGCTCCACGGCCGTCATGTACTTATGGCCGAATAGTTCTTTCATGTTCTGCCAGTCCTCCCACATGACACGATACACTGCGCGCCCGCGCAGGCACACCAGCACAAACGCCAGTGCGCCCATATTGTCGTGCGATTCCAGTGCACGCGCCTGCTCTTCCGTGACCGCACTTTGCAGGATGCGGTCTTTGTCTGTTGCCTTGGCCTCGAACACTACGCTGCTTCCGCCGCATAGCGTGCCCTGAAAATCCGGCTGCGCCTGCTTGGTGAAAACCGCCTCGAACGACCAGCAGCCGCTCGGATTCTGATGCCGGCCGGAAATGACCTTGATTGGCTCCGGCGTCTTGTCGATCTCCGCGATGCCATGCGCCCGGTAATACGCGCAGGCCGTGAGGATCTGCGCCTCAAAGCCTTCCCCGGTCGCACGGCTGATACTCCCCTGTGCCTGACGCGCTGGGTTTTTCGCCGACTCCTCGGCGTGGAAAAACTGCAGCGCCTTTTCATACGCCACAGGATCCAGCTTGCGCGCCGCCTGTTTCTGATAGCGCGGCGGCAGGCTGTCCATACGGATTCCCATTGTGTGCGCTCCTTCCTATGTTGTGTCTTTGATCTCGTAATACTCCTGCCACGGCCAGCCGCTCAGCTCGTGCCAGCCGCTCTTATACTCCGACCCATCGTCAAAGCGATAGAGATGCATCCCCCGTCTGGCCTTCGGCTCTTTTCTCCACGTCTCGGCCTTGGCCACCTGATAGCGGATCTCCGGCTTGTCCATGCCGGCGCTGCAGGTATACCGCCGGCGTCGGATGCCCTGCTCGCGGCAGCGGCGCATGGTGGAGCGCGATTCCTTGATGAGGTAGGACGCGAGCTTTGCGTGGTTCTTGCGGTCATCGAGCATCTGGAAGCTGATAGATCCCGCTCCATTGGTCACCTTTGTCCAGGCAGCGGCGATGATCTGCGCGTCAAAGCGCGGCAGGAGGATGTGATGATGCACGTTCGTCATGTGCTTGGTTTCGAGCACGGCGATGTATTTCAGGCGCTTGCCCGCTTTGGCGTACGCCTTGCGCAGCTCGCGGAAGAACGCGGCTCTGTCCCGCTCGGCTTGCTCTAATGTGATGGTTTTGCACCAGTAGTGCAGCACCAGATGGAAGTCGCCATAATGGTAGTTGCAGTTGATGAGCCAGCGCAGGTGCTCCTCGGCCACGCGCTCGTTGATGCGCTCCTGGCACTTGGAGGTCTCCTTCTCGGATGATCGCTTGCGCGGCTTGACCTCCTTGCTGTGCACACGGGATGAATACATCTTGCGGTGCTCGACCGTTTCCCCGCACACGACAGTGCGATGTACATACGGCATGATTGCCTCCCTGTCTGTCTCCGGTCGAGTTAGTAATTGGTCTTACCGAAGCTGAAAACGCCTTGCGGCGTCAGCGTTTTTCGGCTTGCAGGGCGGGCAACTGTATGCTATAATATATATAGTGTAGCGCGCCCTGTGCGCTATTGGGTTTTCACCGCCTGCGGGTTTGACGATCTTCGCAGGCGGTGTCTTTTTATGTCTCCGGCGGCGCCCACATGACGCGCGCCCCGTGGACGACTTCCTGCCATGGGACGCCCCACAGCTCCGCCGCGCACTGGATCGCCGCGAACGGCGATGCGCACGGCACGACCACGGCCTTGCGCCCCGGGAGCGCCACCCGTGCGCGGCCATGCGCTGCCCAGCGGTCATTCCGGCGTCGCATGGCCAGCTCTGCCGGTGACATATATACGACCTCCGGACGTCTCATGCGACGCCGAAGACCGAGAAGATAAGGTGGAACACCCACCCGGCGAGCGCAATACTGGCAATGAAGGACGCGCAGACGATGCCATCCTCGATGCCCCAGACGATGTAGCGGCGCACCTTGGCCTTGGCGCGCGGATCTCCGAACACCTTCATTCGTCGTCACCGCCTTCTGCCGTGCGGTACAGCATCTGCATGTTGTTCGCGCAGATATTGCACACCGGCGTGCTGTGAATGTACCGGATGTCGTTCACACTGCCACAGAACGCGCAACCAGGCGCGTACTTGCGCAGGATGATGCCTTTCCCGTCCGTGTAGATCTCCATGGGGTCTTTTTCGCCAATGCCGAGCGTCCGGCGCAGCTCCTTCGGCAGCACGATGCGGCCGAGCTCGTCGACCTTTCTGACGATTCCTGTTGCTTTCATTGGTTTCTCCTTTCTCTTGACCTATCTGGCCAACATCTGGGCAAGCGCCACAGCGCTGATGCCCTCTTTCCCGCTGACGTTGTACCGCTCGCGGCACACCCGTCGGCTCTGCCCTGTATAATTGCTGACGTCTGTCACCGTCAGTACCCGGCGGCCGCCGGTGAACTTCAGGATTTCCTCCAGCTCAAGCCGGAAGGTTTCTTTTTCTCGCGGCATATGTACCTCTCTCCTTTAAAAAAATGTGCTGATATTGAAAACTTCGGCGCTCTCTGATATACTGCAAATGGAAAACATGGAAATTCTGCGTATGAAAGGATGTACCACTCATGGTAAATGAAGATTGCGCCCGTGATTTGCTGCAATACCTCGACAGTTGTCTTGAAATCAGCAGTACCGGAAAACGTGTCAAGCCCATAAAGCTCAAAAAGGTGCTTCATGAGGAGCCGCTCAGCAATTACACATCCGACGACATTTACAATGCTGCGGAATATCTGGTGAAGCTTGGGCTAGTCAATCTGCCCATCCCGCGCAGCACAGCACTCAAGGGCGGAGCACGTTCATATGTTTTTACAGGTATTTCGGCAAAAGGAACTGAATACTTAAAAGTGACGAGAAATCCGACCACATGGGAAAAACTAAAGTCCCATTTCCCAAGTGTGTTCAACGCTGCCATATCCAGCATTTCCTCCTTCATCCTCCAAGCTGGAATAGAACTGCTGAAGTAAGGAGGGAAAATTCATGGATCACACACTTACCAGAGACGCGAAAAAGGCTCTCGCCACGATCTACAAAGCCTATAAATCGAGGCGCGCAAACGGAGAAGCAAAATCCTCCGCGGTTTATTTCGATACCGAATCGCACGATGCAGCCGCCATCGATGCGGCCGTCTCCGACAGCTTGGCAGAGCTGTCAAACGCGAAATACATAAAGACAGACATCTGCGGCGGTTACACGCTTACTGATTCCGGCATCATATTCATGGAGAATTTGTCCGTCGACACCATAAAGGAATGGCTATCATTCTCCGCCCAGTTCATCCCCTGACAATCCGGCGCAAAAGCGCTCGAAGTCCGCTTCATTTCCGGCGCGGAACCGCTCCACATCAATGCCGGTAATGCTCAGCTCCGCTACACCTTCCTTCACGTCGAGGCGGATGCCGTCAACGCCGACGCCGATCATAACGCCGTCGAGCAGTACCGCACTCCGCCTTCCATCGCTTGCGATCATCATTTTCGCCACCCGGTGCATATCCTCACCTCCAATTGATTGAATTATAGATTCTACTAAAGTAGAATTTTACTGCAAAACAAAATCTGAAATCGGGATGCCGGTGCATTGCGAAATGCGTTTAATAGTACTGACGCGCGCAATACCAGCGTCCTTTTCTATTCTAATGTACGCAGACCTTGAAATGCCAATATTTTTTGCCATCTCCTCTTGCGTCATTCCGGCATATTTTCTGGCCTGTTCAATGGTAAACATTCGGCGTTCTTCCACGGCTATCCGCCTCCTTTCATCGCGATTATAATTCTACTTTGGTGGAATGTCAAGCGAAAAGTTCTAAAAGTAGAAAAGAATGTTGCTTTTTTGCTACTTCGGTGGTATATTCATGGCGTAATCATAACAAGGCGGTGCAAAATGAAAATAAGCGAAAAGATACGTAGATTGCGCGCTGATAACGATCTCACGCAAGAGCAATTCGGAAAGATCGCCGGTGTTTCCGGAAAAGCAGTGTCGACATGGGAGAGTGGAGAAAAAGAACCTCGCATGAAGGCTCTGCAACAACTTTGTGCGCACTATAATATAGACTTAAACGAATTTGCCGACCCAGATAGTAACTGCTATAATTCGGAGACATCGTCCAAGTCGCCCAACTGCAGAAACGTCGTGAAAATCGCCGGCCGCGACGGCAGTTTCATCGAAAAAAATTTGAGCGACGAACAAGTCGCCGCTCTGAAAACACTCATTGACCAACTCCCCGAAGCCGATGACCTTTGATGTAATCCTCGAATTGCGCATATACCAGCCGCTCGAGCGGCGAGGTTAAGAAGCGCTGCCGCCGGTACAGCTCCTGCATCCTGCTCCATCGGAATTCGGCAGCCGCTCGGCTGATGTCGCACAGCCGCTCGATGTCCTCGGCAGACCGCACGCCGCAGCCCCAGAGCACACAGGCCGGGGCAAGCAGACGCGACGCGAACACATTGGCCGCCTGCTCGATGGGGTTGTCACCCGGATCCGGCTCTCGGCACACGAGGTCATACCGGCCGACGTGGCCGAGGATGATGTGCCCCAGCTCATGCGCGCAGGTAAAGCGCTGCCGCGCGGGAATTGTCAGGTTGGACACCATGATTGTCGGCGCGCCGCCGATGACGGTGGACATGCCGTCGTTGCTGTCCCGCTCGGCCGGTGTATACCGCCGCACGGACACACCCAGCGCACGGCACACGCCGCTGATCCTGACCGGAAGCTCTGTCACCTCGCAGTCGATCAGGATGCGCCACGATGCATCGCGCGCGTCCTTGTAGTCTTGATAGTTCAC